TCCTGATGGTCTGACAGTCGATCATCTCTGCCGAAATACTCGCTGTGTGAACCCGGCCCATATGGAAATTGTAACGATGCCTGAGAACAGCCGACGCAACACTAAATTTCAGTGCAAAAATGGGCACGAGTTCACAAATGAAAATACCTACATTCGACCCGACCGAGGCACCAAGGAATGCCGTGAATGTCGTCGTCAGGCACTCCGAAAATTGAGGGTAAAACGGATGGAGGAACGGGGCTGTATCTAGCTCTGCTATCTCCTCAGAGTCTGTCTCGGTGACGCGGGGCTGACATTCGGGTGAGGGGCGGGGAAACCCGCCCCTTTTTCATGCTCTGGAAAGGCTGTTAGCGTGCCGGGGAGCGCAGACCATTTCCTTTCCAGAAAATGTCTACAATTTCATCGAAGAAATCCTACTTTTCAAAGCCTCAGCACCCGACGAACGGGCGTCCTCCTAACCGCATTCGGATGCAGGCAAGAGCCGACGAATGGGCGGCTGGTATGGGGCTACGAGTAGATGCCAAGGATTTCAGCCTGGTAGGCAGGGAGTATGTCAGGCAGATCATCCGTGACTACTCTCCTGAAATTTACTGCCCGAAGGCTGCGCAGATGGCTTACACGGTCACGGCAATTACACGAACGTTGCACAACGTCGTGGAGCGGGGCTGGAACGGCCTTTACCTGCTGCCGCTGAAGACCGGTGCAATCCCCTTCGTGCAGGCCAGGGTCGATCCGGTCATTGAATCAAATCCCGTTCTCACCGAGGCGTTTGCCTCTGTCGATAACCGGCTGCACAAGCAAAGCGTCAACGGGGCCAATGTCTACATCCGGGGAACGAATATCGAAAGAGAGCTTCATGAAATTCCAGTTGACTTTGAAATCTGGGACGAGCGCGACCGGATGGTGGACGACAACCTCGACGTGGCCCGTCACAGGATGGACGGATCGACAGTTCGCCACCTGCTGGTTCTTTCCACTCCCACGGTGGACGGATATGGGGTCTACGCAGAGGACGCCTGGGATTCGACAGACCAGTTTCGCTGGGAAGTCCCTTGCCCTGGATGTAGCAGATTCCAGGTTCTGAATTTCGAGGATCCAGATCTTGACTACTCCAACCTGAAATTGGGAGACAGCGCAGCGGATTCCGTCTTGGAGTGCGCGTACTGCCACTACCAGATCCAAGACGAAGAGCGCCCCGCCATGAACGGTGATGGACGCTGGACGGCGTTCAAGCCGGACGGTGCTCTCCGTGGGTACCACGTCTCCCAATTCAACTCGCCCACGCAGCCCTTAACTGAAATTATGAAGGGCTATTTCGCAGGACAGCGCGATATGCGCAAGCTGCGGAATTTCTGGAACCAGAACATGGGCCGTCCTTTTACGGCAGAGGGCGACAAGATCACGCCCGAGCTACTGGACAAGTGCCGTCTTCCCGGCTACTCGATGGGCGGGATTCCAAATTCATTCGTCGCGGTTGGAATCGACATCGGCACGATGATCCACGTCTGGTGCTGGCACTTCTCGCCCCAGAAGCAGAAGCTGCTCTGGAACATCAAGCTTTTCCGGAATTTCAACGAGCTTGACACCTTCCTCTCGACGCTCACTTCCTGGACGGGAGTCGTGGATGCGCACCCCGAGAAGCACAAGGCGCACGAGCTTTGCATGAAATACCACGGAAAGCTCAGGCTGGGCTTCTCCGACGACAGAGACACTGCCAGTGAGATGGCGGTATTTCATCCCGTACGGGTAGGAGATGCCGGGAAGGTGAACATCGACCGCAACATGGCTCTGGATCAGTTCATCCAGGATTTCATCAACGGCAATGCAAAGCTTCCTGCCGATGCGCGAGACTTGGGTGAGCATATGCCGAGAAAGCCGTTCAACGGCTTCTACCATCAGATGATCCAGATGGTGCGTGTGGAGGAAGAGGACACCAAAGGAATTTTGAAAGGTCGCTGGAAGCACAACCGCACTCCTGATCACTGGCATCACGCTGGGATGTACGCAACTGTGGCGGCGCAGTTACGGCCGACACTGGCTGTGCCGCCGCAGATTTCACAAGCCTTGAACGTGAGCGTGATGAAATGAGCACTCCTCCCGGCAGGCGCAGGGCCAGTACGCCGGATACTCGTGCTGCCGATGCAAAGCGCCGTGTGGCGAGCGTCAGGCGCAAGTACAAGATCGACCTGAACAAGAGACGTTCGCTCTTGCCAGGTGAAATTCCACACGTTATCGACACGATTATCGTGTTGAAGTTGGCAGGGTATTCCAGATCCCAGATGGCAAAGGTGATTGGCGTCTCCCGAGGCCAGATCAGGGAATTTCTGGAACTGCCGGAAGTGGAGGAGCGTCTGGTTACTCTGCGCCAGGCGCTCCCCCAGGCAGCACTCAATCTCCTACAGGGCTACATGATCGAAGCCGTGCAGGCGATTGTGGATGTCATGCGCCGCACTGACGACGACAGATACATTCTGCAAGCTGCTGGTGAAATTCTAGACCGCGCAGGATTGCCGAAGGCATCGCGTCAGGAGCGCCACGTTGTGCAAGAAGAGAAGACTGTAATTACAGACGATGGAATCGTGGATGCGCTCCGTGAGGCTTCTCCGGAGGTACAAGAGCAAGCTGCTCAGTTGATCGAGCAGTTGGAGAAGATCCTGGGTGGCGCAATCGAGGAGACGACGGAGGCAGATGGCGAAGCTCTCTGAAATTCCCCGCGTCGTCGGGGAGCAAATAGCTGACTTCAGCCGCACGTTGATGCCGTTCTTCTCCTGGACTGCGGTGCGAGGCTATTTCAGCGGTGTCAACTTCGGCTTGCGCTTCTGGCCTGCACCGCATCCGCAAATGGAGAGCACGGTCGTCAACTACGACTACTGTCGCTCGCTCTACTACGACACCGGCCCCAGTTGCTATGGCGGCGGCTTTGCCAAGCCGATCATCGACCTTCAGGTTGCTTTCATCGGTACGCCTCATGCCTCGACCGGCAACGAGGCAGAGACGGAATTCCTGAACGAATGTCTCGGAGACTTCTGGACGGATGAAATTCAACAGGTTCTGAGAGACTCGATGCGGGATTCCAAAGTTGTAGTGAAATTGTCCCGCCCCGACCTCTTCGACCCGCTGATGACGGTGGACGAGGCCGAGCATGGTGTGCTTGAGGTAATTCCACCGGAGTTGGTGGACATCGAGCGCAACCCCACCAACAAGCGGATCATCGAGCGTGCTGTCGTGCATCGAAAGGTGCTCTTCGTCACCGACCAAGGCTCCGTTTCCAACGGCCAGGATCCACAGACCGAGGAGCACGAGGTTCTGGAAGTAATTACACGGGATCGGTACTCGTTCTACGACCAGACCACGAGCGAGTGGCTCGACCAGTTCGCTGCGGTCAATACCTGGAGCTTCGTGCCACTTCTGGAAATCTACAACGAGTGGGACGGGTCGCTGCAAGGCGGTGTCTCGGACTTCGAAACTGTAATTCCGTTCATCAACGCCTTCAACGAGGCGCTGAGTCAGGCACTGACTGCGCATCGCTACCACTCGACTCCGAAGATTGTGATGAAATTGCATGACATCACGCCTTTCATCAAGAACAACTTCCCGGAGGCTGTCGATCAGGAAACGGGGCAGATCATCCCTCGTGGTGAAATCTCGTGGCAAGGCCGAGAGATCCTCTTCGTCTCGACGGATGAGGACATTACCTTCCTGGAAGCGACTTCGATTCTTGGGGATTCGAAAGTGCTGTTGGAATTCCTGATCGACTGCATTTGCATCGCCTCACAGACTCCTGAATGGGCTTTCATGCGCGTGGACTCTGGATCCGCTAATTCAGACAGAAATGCGCAGACGGTTCCGTTTATCAAGAAGGTAGAGCGCAAAAGACGGAATTTCCAAAAGCCCATTCAGGAGCTTTGCAAGATGATCCTCGCCTCGCGTGACTTGATTCCCACTCGGCCGACGATTTCATGGGATGCGATCCGTGTGGATGATCAGATGGTTCACATGCAGGCGTTCCAGCAGCTTGTCATGGGCCTGGAAGTGGCGAGGGGAAGAGGAGAAATTTCAGATGCGACCTACCAGAACATGCTTCGGCAGTTCTTGCCGGTGATGGGGGCGAATCAAAGTGAAACTTCCGAGCCTGACCCGGCTCCGCAACCTGCTATCGCAGGCGGGCCGCAAGGAAGGAACGAGTAGTGCGCACAAGACCGATGGTGCCCCGGACGGGGCGAAGACGGAAATTGCGGGTGAGAAAAACGTCGCGCAAGAAGGTGCTGGGAAAAAGAAACCCTAGGCAGCTTGCAGCGTCGGTCGGTCGTCGGAGAGTGAGGCGAGCTAGAAGGAGATGAAATGGCTCGCAAGAGGCGCAAACCGAAATTAGGTTCGGGTAAGCGTTTCAAGGCAGTGGCCGCTTCGGCAAGACGGAGCGGTGCGAGAAATCCCAATGCTGTAGCCGCAGCGGCAGGGAGAAAGAAATACGGCAAAAGGAAAATGGCCAAGATGGCGGCAGCAGGGAGAAAGCGAGCCGCCCGGAGAAGGAGGAGAAAGTGACCGAAGCACCGCAGCAGGAGCCGCAGGAGGAGCCGCAGGTGCCGTCTGAGGAACCACAGCCCGACGAGGGCGGCGAGGACGGCGACAAGCAGGAGGAGGGCGGCGAGGAGTAATGAAAATCGGAGGGCCAACACAGAGGCTGATGGAGCGTAACGGGCGGGTAATTTCAATGGTCTACCCGCTCTTTGGCTTCTACGGCCGCTTCTTGAGAGGAAAGCTCTGATGCCGTTTTCAGGCAACGTCAAGGTGCTTCGTCTACCGACGATCAAGCACTTCAAGGAAGTCAAGCGCACTGGCCTGAACGTGGCGTCAGGGAATTTCCCGGCAGGATCGAACGTCCGCATCAGGCACAGCAAGTAAGGGAGGAATTACATGGTGAAAATCCTCCGCGTCAAGCCGTTCGGTACGCAGTACGGTGGTTCCGGCACGATCAAGTCCGCGCCGGGAATTACATCACCTGCTCGTGCTGGAAACACGACCATGCAGCAGATGGCTCTGGCGCGTCGGCGGTTTGCTGCCTGGGCGAAGATGGGCAGCAGCATCGGATCGAAAGGAAATCTCTGATGGCGTCCAAGCGAACCAAGGGCGTCAGGATCCTCTACGTGAAGGATCCGTACAACCTGAATTCCGTTTCGGGAATTCGTGCGACAGGACGCACACAGGCGACGTTCTCGGATGTCGCAGACCAGTTCACGAACAACCCCAACCCTGCCTATGACCCCAGCAAGGCTCCTGGGGCCGTGAGAGAGGTTTCCGTCGCCTCGGCGCGGAAGAGCGCCAACAGGCCGGGGAAGGCGTCCCGTGGGCACCAGAAGGTGCATGTCTACGGCTCGTTCAACCAGAACCAGGGCAAGAAGCTCAAGCGGGTGACGTAGCATGGAATACGAGGTAATTACAGAGACGTTTGACGGTCTGGTGGACGTTTCTGAAATGACGAGTGATCCAGCCGCGCTCGTGCCGCTTTCTGCGGACATCGTTGCCCGTGTGACGGCTGGGGATGACGATCCGAAATTTGCAACGTTCGTCATCAGTCCTGGATGGTCGAAGTCGAAGCGATTCTGGGGAGAAGAGCTTTTCAGTGAGGTTGCTTCTGAAATCAACGATGCTGCGAAGGACGAGCCAATCGTCGGCTACATGGGGCACATCTCCCCCGAAGACGATCCCTACCGATTCCCTGAAATTCAGTTGGAGTGGGTGGGGGCGAAGCTACTGGGCAAGAAGCTCGCCGTGAAGGCATACGCGCTGCCTGGAACCAAGGGCCGCGAGTATCTGGAAAAGGGACGAGTGAAATCTGTCTCCTGGCGTGGCAAGGTCGCACAGGAGTTGTTCGAACAGGGGGTGCGGATAAAGAAATTCGCAATCGAGTCCATCGATCTGGCCCGTCCACGTTCGGCCGGAATGAGTGCGCGACTCGTAGGAGCACTCACAAGTGAAATGGAGACGGAAGGAGAAGGAGTGAAGCCCGAGGAAATTGCGGCACTGACCGCAAACGAGCTTCGTGCGCACAACTCCGGTCTGGTGGCCACCATCGAGGCCGATGCGCGCAAGCCGCTGGAAGATCAGGTGTCCGAGATGACGGCAGACGCTGCGGCGGTTCAGCCGGTGACTGCTGAAATTCCCAGCATCCGGACGCTTCTGGGTCTGGCCGATGACACGGACGACGTGACCGTGCTGAAATCGGCCATCGATTTCATCCGTGCCCAGGGCAAGACGATCCGCGACAACATCATCGACAAGGTTCTCAAGTCGAAGAAGCTGGACGCGGACGATCCGAACGCAAAGCTCGCTCGCCGGATCATCATCGGTGAGATGTCGGAATTTCAGCCCAGCGGAGATTCCGACAAGGACGAGCAGACCGTCTCGGAGATGGTCAACCGCGTGATCGACGGTGACGAGCAGTTGAAGGGAATCGTCTCCGAGATGGAGGGAACCCCGCCCGATCTGCCCGGTGTCGAGCCGGACAAGGACGGTAAGCGGGAACTCAAGCCCGGACTCAAGACGAGCACGATTCGCGTGCGCAGTCTGAGCCGCTGAGAAGGGAGGAAATTCAGTGGCAGAAGCAACGAAGCCCACGCAGGATCGTGTCGATGCTGAGATGGTCGAGGCCGACTACGAGCCGCCGATGCGTGAGGACTGGGAGGAAGCGGGCAAGCCAGCCGAGGACGAAGAGGGAAAGGAAATTCCCAAGAGCGAGGAAGTCGTGTTTGCATCGCCCTCCTCGCAGATGAACCCCAATGTCAGTGAGGAGGAGCAGGGCATGGACATGGCCCCTGTCGTGCTTGGGCCACCGGCATACGGCTCGCCGGATCCGGCAACGTCGAGCGTGACACTGATGCCGTTGGAGCAGTATCCGGAGGACTCTGGAATTTCAGAGGACTACGGCGTTCAGCCCGAAGCGACCGAGGACGACACCGAGGACGCACCGGGAGACGATTTCAACGCCACGCAGGGTGCGGTCGATCTGGCCGAGGCTGAGAACGTCGATCTGGCGCAGGTGCAGGGCACAGGTGACGGAGGCCGCATCACCAAGGCCGATGTCGAGAGCTACCTGGCAGAGCAAGACGACGGAACTGCCTAGAAAGGAGGAATTTCAGTGGGGCAGTTGAAGCACGACGGCAGGGCCACGCAGGGTGGTTTCGTCGCGCCAGGTGCGACAGCGATCACCTTCGGTGAGCTTTACCGTCTCAACCAGTGGAACCACATCGCGCTGAAGACCATCGGCGCGTCCGACACCGTTCGCACCTATGACGGTGAAATTGCACCGGATCGGATCTGGTATGTGAAATTGCCTGCGGGACTGTCACCGGCCGTGGGCGATGTCATCTACTGGACATCCGGCGCAGGCTTCAAGCGCGGAGACACGGATCTTTCGGCAACGGTGGCAGGTGCTCCTGCTGCCAAGGTCGAAGAGGCCAAGGACGCAAACGGCTATGCCGCTGTGCGCGTCCTCAACATCGGAGTCTGAGGAAGGAGGGTAGAATTTCAGATGGCAAGAAGTGAGGCTTCTCCCCTCGTCCCGGACGCTCCGACGATGCAGGGGATCACGCGCAAGCTTAGCGGCGGGCGCTTTGCAGTCGGCCACGCGGGAGATTTCACTCCTCCCGTGGGTGCCTCGATGGCTGCAAGCCCGTTCGGGGAAGGCTCGTCCGAGACGAACCTGACCCACAGGCGCTGGTCACCGACGCGGGTTGTGGGTGAAATTTCCACGATCCAGATGGTGTCCGCCTCGGAGATGATTTCTCGCTGCACGGAGGAATTTCTTCGGGACGCCATCGAGGTAGACCTTCTGCGGCCAGCATCGGAGATGATCACGACCTCCCAGGGTGCGATGGATCTTCTGGAGAAGGTCAGGATCGACATCGATGTCGGCCTGGCAGAAGTGCCGCTTCTGTACCAGCCGCTCTACGAGCGGATCAACGGGCCGTTTCCCGGCGGCTCGGTGCAGATCGGCGGTGACGTTCTCTTCGACGCCAACGTGGTGTTCTTGGAGAAATTCGAAGCCGGTGAAATCATCTTCGGCACGCTCGCCAAGTCGGGAGCACCGACGTTCATTCCCGTCCAGACCTACGCGGCTGGATTCGAATGGACAGAGGACATGCTGGAGTATGACCGCTCGTATGAAATTGGGATGAACGCGAGGGCATTCGGAAGGGCGTACAATTACCTTCTGAATCACAACCACCTCTCGCCGATCATCGCTTTCTCCTATGCGGGCGGCAACTCGACGGCGGCTGTGTCGGGCAACGGCTCGCTTCAGGCGAATACCCTGGTCGGATTTCAGCAGGCGTACCGCACGGCTGCACTTGCGGTGCCGCAGCGGATCCCGACCTGGATCCTCGCCAACGAGGCGGATCGCTTCCAGATCGAGGATGCTCTGCTCACACCGGTCATCGACGCGGCGGGGAACCCCATGCGTCGTGTTCCGGTCGAGGGGATCATCTACTACAACGGCGCAACCGTGACCAATGGCGTGAAGAATTACACATACCCCGGCGTCACTGCGGGAACGTGCTATTTCATCGCGCCTCGGATGCGGATGAAGGAACTTGTCCATCACGACCTCCGCGTGGACATCGGCCCTGCCGACATCTCGCGGCTGATCGAGGGACAGCAGGTTGCACGGACACGGCGAACTCTCTACACCGACCTCGCAAACTCGGTGCAGAAGGTCACGCTTGCAGTATCGTCCTCGTAATCTCCTGAAATTCGGGGGGAGTCGGTTCCTCGGCTGGCTCCCCCCGATGGGGTGAAAATGTCTGCTCTTCCAAGCGTAGTCGATCTAGAGGCATACCACGGCGATACGTGGTCGCAAACGTTTCGTCTCAGCGATGGGACGGATTACATCGACCTGACCGGCTCCGACGTGACCTGTTCTGCCATCGCTCAAGATGGAAATAATTTCGGAACGGCCTATCCCCTGAACGTGGTCAAAGGAAGCAATACTGGTGAAGTGACGATCAGCTTCACAGGTGCTCCGATGAGCGTGCCGGTGGGGCACTACGCCTACGACTTGCAAGTAGCCGACGATGAAATTGTGACCTGGGTGCGTGGGACGATCAATGTAATTCCGGACGTGACGCCGTGAATGAAGTCGAGGTTGTGAAGTCTCCGCGTAATACGGTCGAGGTAGAACCCAGGCCCAGTCTCACAGTCGATGTAATTGCACAGTCTCGTAATGGTGTCATCGAGTTGACACCACATCAGGCGGCAGTGGTCGAAATCAACTCGGTGCAGCCTGCTACCGTCGAGGTTCTCGGCGGTGATCTTCCCGGCCCTCCTGGCCCTCCTGGCCCCCAAGGCCCACAGGGTGAACAGGGATTACAGGGCGTCCAGGGAAATTCCGGAGCGACAGGCCCGCCTGGAGCACCGGGGG